AAGCAGGAACTAATAAAATAGGAGCATCTGGCGCTGGCAGCGGGTTTTTTTCCGGCTCGATAGATCAAGTAAGAGTATTTAATGCAGCAATAACGGATGCTGAGGCAGAGGATTTGTATACAGATGAAACAACAACAACAGCGGCTACATTAGACTTCCCGGTGGGAGCAGGGTGTATCGCTGCTTATCAGCTTGATGGTAATGGTAATGATATTTCTACAAATTATAACAGCACATCAACAACAGACATCGGATATACAGGATTAAAATTTTCTGCAGACCTTGCATGGATAAAACAAACGTCATCACCCGAAAGAGACCATCTGTTATTTGATACTGTTCGTGGTCCTGCAACAAATCTATCTATACTTTATTCAAACCTTCCTAATGCTCAAGACTCTGGTGCAAGCACATTTCTCTCAAGTATTTCAAATAATGCTTTAAATTTAGGTAATTCTAATTATGTAAATGGAAGCAGCCTTGATTATGTGGCGTGGAATTGGAAAGCTGGTGGTACTCCAGACGCAATAAACGGTAACAACCCAGAGACACCGCCTACACTTGGAAGTGTGATGATTGATGGAGTAAAATCAACGGCAAATTTGAATGGATCAATTGCTGCTAAAAAAATATCGGCAAACACCGATGCAGGATTTAGTATTGTGGAACATTTAGGATCAGGCGCTAATGCTACAGTAGCGCACGGACTCTCTTCTATTCTAGAACTAATTATTTACAAACAATATAATGACGTTGGAAGTGGTAAAAACTGGGTGGTATATGCAAAACCATTAGGAGACACAAAAAATATAATAATGAATCTCACTAGTACTGGTGGAACAGACCCAGATAGTTGGAACGATACATCTCCAACAGATACAGTTTTTTCTCTTGGGCCAGGTAGTAATTCTTATGGTTCACAAACAAATGTAAGTGGAAAATTAAATATTGCGTACTGTTTTCATTCAGTACCAGGTTATAGTAAAATAGGTTCTTATCTTTGGTCCGCTACTAGTTATACTGCCGGAGTTATGGTCAATGATTTAGGATTTACACCAAGATTTGTTATGATAAAAGGAACTACTGTTATTTCAAATTGGTATATATTTGATAATACTAGAGGAGCAACTGGTGCTTATGTATATCAATATCCATTATTTCCTGATGATGCCGCTGCTCAAGATACAACTGGATTTCAATGCATTCAATTTAATTCTAACGGATTTAGTGCAATGGTATGGCGTGCATCTCCTCTTCCAAATACAACTGGATCTAGCGGTTTAAATGAAGAAAACCAAACATATTTGTATTTTGCAGTAGCATAATAATAAAATATGGAATATACACAGACTACAACGGCGGGAGACATAAAAGTAAACTATATTTATACTGAATATAAAAAAAATGAATGTGACTGACCTTAAAATCTACGCTCTTAATATCGGAGCAGTTGCTACATCTATGACTAATATAGATGTAGTGTTAAAAATCATTGCAACTTTTGTAGCTATAGGTTATACATTACACAAATGGTATATAATGTATGGAAAAAATAAGTAAGCATGTATCGTACAAAGAAGGGGTGCGCTCTAATACAGCCACCCGTTTAGACATTGACAATATGCCTTCTGATTACGAGCTTTCTAATATGGGTATTCTTGCAGATAATCTTTTTGAGCCTTTAAGAAGGTGGGTAGCAGGACCAATAAAAATAAACTCTTTTTATAGATCCCCAGGATTGAATACCGCTATTGGCGGCAGTAATTCAAGCCAGCATTGTCAAGGACGAGCAATGGATATAGACGATACCTTTGGGCACAAGACAAACGCAGAAATGTTTAATTACATTAAAGAAAACTTAAACTTTGATCAGATCATTTGGGAATTTGGAGATGATAAAAATCCAGATTGGGTACATGTTAGCTATGTGTCAGAATCAGAGAATAGAGGAAGAGCTTTACTTGTTAAGAAAGTAAAAGGAAAGAATACTTATCAAGTTTTATGAGTAAACCAAAGAAAAAATTTGGACAAACAACTGTCGGAAAGCTTCTAAAAGGAGCGGTAGGATTAATTAACCCAACCCTAGGAAGCCTAATTCAAGGAGAGATGTCTGTAGAGCAGGTAGTGTCTTCCATTAAAAATTCTGACGTACCACCTGAAGATAAGATAAAAGCGCAAGAGATGGTCTTAGAAGCCTATCAGGCGGAAGTAGAAGACAGAGCAAGCGCTAGACAAAGAGAGATGGCTGCATTGTCCTCTGGATCAGAAGACATACTATTTAAAACAGTAGGATGGGGAATAACATTGTGTTTTGTAGGTGTTATAGCTGGAGCCATAGGGCTTTGGCAGATACCGGAAGAGTCACAGCGATTATTTGACATGGCCTTTGGTGCGGTAGTCGCTGCATTTACACAAGTCATTGGATATTACTTTGGATCTTCAGTAGGAAGTAAGCAAAAAACAAACTTAATGAATGGTAAAGGTTCTAGTGATTAATCAATCGTGTAGCTGCCTTTAAATAATTTGTATCTTTATCTTTTAATTAAATCAAATTTAATGGATATAAGAAAAATATCTGTAGGACCAGATTACAAATCTGGGGCGATGCACTACTTGGTGGGTCAAGAAATATTAAACGGAAAATATTTTATACATTTAATTCAGCAAGACTTAGACGATCTAACTATAAGAATATGGATTCAACGGAAAGATGAAATACTATTGTGGAAAGAGTTTTCTTCTAACATTCCAGTATCGATAGAATATAATATTAATTTTTAATGAAATCTCCATTTTATTTTATTGTAGAACCTTTAGAAGGAAAACGATATAACAATACTAAAAATATTGAGGAAGTTGATTTTATCACAAGTTCTTCAGAAGAAGATTTTACTGTATCAAACAGACAAGGAGTTGTTGTTCAAGTTCCTTTAAATTATGAAGGCCCAATCAAAAAAGGGAATATATTATTAGTTCATCATAATGTTTTTAAATACTATAATGACATAAAGGGAAGACAAAAAAGTGGGAAAAGTTATTTTAAAGATAATTTGTTTTTTATAGACAACGATCAGTTTTATATGTATAAACAAAAAAATAAATGGCATAGTCATGGAAAATATTGTTTTGTTAAACCTTTAGAAAAACAAAGTTCTTTTATATTTAAACGAGGCAATGAAGAACCGTTAATGGGTGAAATGGCATACAGTAATTCTTACTTAATGTCAAAAGGAGTTTTACCAGGACAACAAGTCAGCTTTAAGCCTGATAGTGAGTATGAATTTGAAGTTGAAGGAGAAAAACTATATCGTATGTTTGATCATCAAATTACTTTATTATTATGAGTTCAGAATTATTAAAACTGCAGATTATCCAGGCAGGGAAAAAAGCCGTAGAGCAACTTATTAAGGTTGCAAAGGAAGAGATAATAAAGCATGATCCTGAAGATGAGTTGGCAGCCGACAGATTAAAAAATGCTGCGGCTACTAAAAAGCTAGCAATATTTGATGCTTTTGATATATTAAATAAAATTGATACCGAGCAAGAGAACATAACTATTAATCAAAGCAATGGAAGTAAAATCCAAACAAAGCAAGGCTTCGCCGAAAGACGATCAAAATAGGTTGTTTTATGTAGTTAATAACCTAGTCCCTAAAAATGTTTATACGAATAAAAATAAAAGAAAGACTTGGGTATACGGATATAGCGAAAGGTATGATATGATAGTAATATCTAAAACAGGGCAGATAGGAAAAATAATAAACATTAATGGATTAAACATTGCGCTACCCTTTCCGCCAGAATCGATAAATAAAAAATCAGAGACTAAATCTAAGCAATACTGGGAAAGAAATCCTCTTCCTAAAGAGTTAGGCAGAATACAATCTATATTTCAATGGAATGAAATGACTGCTGTTTTTAAAAACAAATGGGTTGATTATGTTGAATCAGAGTTTGACAAACGAGCTGATGGGCATTGGTTTTATAATAATGGCATTCCTATTTATATAACAGGATCTCACTACATGTATTTACAGTGGACAAGTATTGATATTGGATATCCTGATTTTAGAGAAGCCAATAGAATATTTTTTATTTATTGGGAAGCATGTAAAGCTGACAATAGATGTTTTGGATTGGTGTATTTAAAAATAAGACGTTCAGGGTTTTCATTTATGGGATCGTCAGAATGTGTTAATACAGGAACTTTAGTTAAAGATTCAAGAGTCGGTATACTTTCCAAGACTGGATCAGATGCAAAGAAAATGTTTATCGATAAGGTTGTTCCTATTGCCAATAGACTTCCTTTCTTTTTTAAACCCATACAAGACGGTATGGATAAGCCTAAAACAGAATTAGCTTTTAGAATACCCGCATCTAAGATTACTAAAAAAAACATGTATGATTTGGTAGATAATGAAATGTATGGTTTAGATACTACTATTGACTGGAAGAATACAGATGAAAACTCCTATGATGGAGAAAAACTATTGTTATTAGTGCACGATGAAAGTGGTAAATGGATAAAGCCTAACAATATATTAAACAATTGGCGTGTAACTAAAACTTGTCTAAGGTTAGGAAGTAAGATAATTGGAAAGTGTATGATGGGGTCTACGTCAAATGCGTTAAGTAAAGGAGGAGATAATTTTAAAAAGCTATACGAAGATTCAAATGTTTTAACAAGAAATGAAAATGGTCAAACTAAAAGTGGAATGTATTCTCTTTTTATTCCTATGGAATGGAATATGGAAGGATTTATAAATAAGCACGGCATGCCGGTTTTAGAAAAACCTGAGAATAAAGTATTAGGTGTTGATAATGAGTACATAAAAAATGGAGCTATAGATTATTGGCAAGCTGAAGTAGACTCACTTAAAGATGATGCAGATGCATTAAATGAATTTTACAGACAATTTCCACGTACTGAATCTCATGCTTTTAGAGATGAAAGTAAATCTTCTCTTTTTAATTTGACTAAAATTTACCAACAAATAGACTACAATGATTCTTTAATTATAGAGCAACATGCTACAAGGGGAAAATTTTATTGGCAAGATGGAGTAAAAGATACCAGGGTTATATTTTCTCCTGACAACAAGGGAAGATTTAAAGTATCCTGGATGCCTAATAAAAATATAACGAATTTAAAATATAAAAAAAATAGTTCTTATTATCCTTTGAATGAACATGTCGGAGCCTTTGGGTGTGACTCTTATGACATCTCAGGAACGGTTTCAGGAAGAGGATCGAATGGAGCTCTTCATGGATTAACAAAGTTTAATATGGAAGAAGCCCCCAGCAATGAGTTTTTTTTAGAATATGTTGCAAGGCCTCAAACAGCAGAAATATTTTTTGAGGAAGTATTGATGGCGTGCGTGTTTTTTAGTATGCCTATATTAATTGAGAATAATAAACCTAGACTACTCTATCATTTTAAAAATAGAGGGTACAGAGGATTTTGTATGAATAGACCGGATAAGCATTTTAATAAATTATCTAAAACAGAAAAAGAGTTGGGGGGAATACCTAACACTTCGGAAGACGTAAAACAATCGCACGCATCAGCTATAGAGTCTTACATAGAAAAACATATAGGAATGGATTTAACAGGAGCCTATAGAGATCCTACGGAGATAGGAAGCATGTATTTTACAAGAACTTTAGATGAGTGGGCGAGGTTTGATATAAACAACCGAACAAAGTTTGATGCCAGTATAAGCTCAGGGTTAGCAATTATGGCAAATCAAAAAAACCTATATTTACCAGAACAAAAACAAAGCAAAATAAATCTTAACTTTGCAAGATATGCTAATAACGGAAATTATAGTGAATTAATCAAATAGATGAAAGACGTAAACATAAATATTTCATCTGTAGGTTTTCCAAGTCAGTTTGTGTCAGACTCAGAAAAAGCCACCGACGAGTTCGGATTACAGATCGGACAAGCAATACAATACGAATGGTTTAGAAAAGATTCAAGTGGATGTAGATACTACAGTCAGTGGAGAGATTTTAATAGATTAAGATTATACGCAAGGGGAGAGCAATCAGTAGCCAAATACAAAAACGAATTAGCGGTTGACGGAGACTTATCTTATTTAAATTTAGACTGGACCCCAGTTCCTATATTACCCAAATTTGTAGATGTTGTTGTAAATGGAATGCAAGATAGATTGTTTAAAGTAAAAGCATACGCTCAAGATGCCTTATCTCAAGCAAAGAGAAGTAAGTATCAGAATATGATAGAGGGGCAAATGGCAGCAAAAGATATTTTAACAACGGTACAAAAAAACACAGGGTTCGATCCTTTTATTATGAATCCAGATGAATTACCATCTGGAGATGAGGAGTTGTCGTTATATATGAACCTTAATTATAAGCCTGCAATAGAGATTGCAGAAGAAGAAGCTATAGACACGATGTTTGCTGAAAATCATTATCAAGATACACGTAAAAGAATAGATTACGATCAAATGGTAATTGGCGTAGGTATGGCGAAACACGAATTCCTTCCAGGCTCAGGAGTTCAAGTGTCTTATGTTGACCCTGCTAACGTGGTATATAGCTATACCGAAGATCCTTTTTTTAAAGATTGTTTTTATTGGGGAGAAATTAAAACAGTTCCTTTAACTGAATTAATAAAAATTGATCCATCTCTCGATACTGAAGATTTACAAAAAATATCTCAATACAGTCAAAGCTGGTATGATTATTTTAATACTGCACAATATTATGAGAATGATATATTTTATAGGGACACGTGTACGTTAATGTATTTCAATTATAAGACCACAAAAAAAATGGTCTACAAGAAAAAAATAAATGAAGGTGGAGCAACTCGAATGATTGAAAAAGATGACACTTTTAATCCTCCAGAGGAGATGCTAGAAGAAGGTAACTTTGAAAAAATAGAAAAAACAATAGATGTGTGGTATGATGGAGTAATGGTTATGGGAACCAATATTATTCTTAAATGGGAGTTAGCTAAGAATATGGTTAGACCAAAGTCATCTTCACAACACGCAATGCCTAACTATGTAGCGTGTGCACCTAGAATGTATAAAGGAGTTATTGAATCTTTAGTTAGGCGAATGATACCATTTGCCGATTTAATTCAAATGACACATCTAAAGCTACAG